GTGGTACTTGACGAGTTCGCCACCATGAAACCGGAAACGTGGGAAGAAATTATCCAACCCACGCTAACAGACGTTAAGGGCAAAGCCCTATTTATTGGAACCCCGGCAGGAAAGAATCACTTTTACGACCTTTGGATAGAAGCAAAAGACGAAGAAGACTGGACGTCGTTCGAATATCGATCCATTGACAACCCATTTCTCGATAGCGAGGAGGTTGAAAAGAAACGTCGCACAATGTCTCACGAGGCATTCCGCCAAGAATACGAAGCGAATTTCAGTACTGGCGGCGGCAACATCTTTCTTGAAGAACAGATGATTACAGGCACAGAACCGGTCGAAGGCGACTGGTACCTTAGCATGGACCCAGCCGGTTATGTAGAGTCGATTGCCACCACTAAATCCAAATTGAAGCGATTTGACGAATGTGCAATCGCTTGTGTAAAAGTAGGCACAGATGGATGGTACGTAGACGATATAATCACTGGACGTTGGGGCATCAGGGAAGCATCTTTAAGACTATTAACGGCAGTTAGGAAGTACCGACCGTTGTCGGTTGGAATAGAAGGCGGATCTCTAAGGAACGCCATTTTGCCGTATTTACACGACCAGATGAAGCGGTTGAACATCTATCCCAATTTGATGGAAACCAGGCACGGCGGACAGAAAAAGATAGAACGAATTACTTGGGCGTTGCAAGGTAGAATGCAACACGGACGAATCACGTTTAACGATGGCGCATACCTAACAAAGTTTAGAGATCAGTGTTTAGATTTCCCAAACCGTATGAGTCACGATGATATGCTAGACGCATTAGCATACATAGATCAGGTTGCACGAGTTGCGTATTTTGATCCCAGCGAATACGAAGAATCGTGGCAACCACTTGATCTTATTTCAGGATACTAATCCTATAACAAGGTTATAGAGTATGGCATCAACTTCAGATATTCTTGTAGACGACAACACTAATAAACCAGCTAGCATGCATGCTCAAGCCCCTAGCGATCCTACAAATAATGTGGCTTCGTGGATAACCGAGCGCGTGGATTCTTGGATAAGGTATCGGGATGAGAACTTCAAAGACAAGTGGAATGAATATTACAGACTCTGGCGGGGCATATGGTCTTCCAAAGACAAAACTAGAAAATCTGAGCGATCTAGAATTATCGCTCCTGCTTTGCAACAAGCCATTGAATCAACGGTTGCTGAGTTGGAGGAAGCTACATTCGGACGTGTCCGTTGGCTTGATCTTCAGGATAATAGAGCAGACTCCGACACTGAAGACATGGAGTTTCTCAATAAGCAGTTGCTGGAAGATTTTGAGATCGACGGTGTTAAATCCGCCATATCGGAAACGTACCTTAACGGTGCACTTTACGGGACGGGGATTGCAAAAATCGTCATCGACGAAACAAGAGAGTTCGTTCTAGACCCTAATAATCCAGAAGGGCCAGGAAGGGCTCCTGTAGTTATTCCAAAAGATAGGGTACGTATCAAACTAATCCCTATCGAACCCATGAACTTTGCTATAGATCCTGTAGCACGTAACATTGACGATGCTATGGGATGTGCTCACATTATGCTGGTACCTCGACACACGATTACTAAGAAACAACAAGAAGGTATTTATAAAAAGGGTCAGTTTGGAGCTGTCCCGGAGGGTGTGAATGACATTAGAAACACAACAGGTAAAGTAGAGTTCGGCGACACATCTCCAGATGAAAAGGTAAAGATTACTGAATATCACGGGCTCGTCCCAGCTAGATTTATTAAAGATACAGTGCCAGATGAAAATGTTATTAGTTTATTTGAAAGCGATGAAGACCAAGCAAAAGCCACAGATATTGACGGAGAAGAGTTGATGGAGGCGATTGTAACTGTTGCCAACGATTCGTTTGTTCTGAAAGCTGTAGAAAATCCTCACATCATGAAAGACCGATCTATTATTTCTTATCAACACGACACGGTTCCGAATAGATTTTTTGGTCGTGGAGTTTCAGAGAAAGGGTACAACTCACAAAAAGCACTCGATGCTGAAATGCGAGCGCGTATTGACGGTCTTAGCTTTAGCAACAATCCTATGATCGGTATAGATGTAGCGTCGCTTCCTCGTGGAAACAACAACGGAATGGCGGTACACCCCGGTAAAACCATCATAACTAATGGCAATCCTAGAGAGTCACTATTTCCCATACAGTTTCCTGGACCAGATCCAAACACATACAGGCAAACGGGAGAGTTGGAAAGAATGATACAGATGGGTACAGGATCTATGGATTCTGCCACACCCACTGGAATCAACCCAAGAAACAACACAGCTTCAGGAATGTCGATGATGTTGGCTGGAGCAATTAAGCGTCAAAAAAGGACTATGCAAAATGTGGAACGACATTTTTTAGATCAGCTTGTTAAGAAGTGTTTGTGGCGCTACATGGATTTTGATCCAGAAAGATATCCAGTAAAAGATTATAAGTTTGTAGTGCATTGCAGTATGGGTATTATGGCGAGAGAATTCGAACAGCAGCAGCTTTCTAATTTACTGAACACTGTACCACCGGATTCTCCAGCTTATTGGCTTATCCTAGATTCTATATATGAAAACTCCAGTCTTGCCAACAAAGAACAAGCAAGGAAACTAATACAGAGTTTTATGGAAAAGACACTTAATCCTCCAAAACCAGAAGAGTCTCCAGAGTTCCAGTTTAAAATGCAAGAGCTGGAACTTAAGAAAAAAGAACTCGAAGATAATATGTTTATTGAAGCTCAATCCCATGCGCGTCTTACTAACGGCAACACTCTTAAAGAACAGGAAATGCAATACAAGTTTGGATTGGATGTGGCTGAAAAACAGATCATGTTAGAGCGTGCTAAAAGCGAACGTATCGAATCAGAATCTGAAGCTGTAATGAATATAGCCAAAGCGGAATCCCAGGAAGTGGGAAATCAATTAGCAGCTTATATAGATAGATTGAAAGATTTACAGAGTACCGCAGAAACTAAAATAGGTTCGGTAGATGATATGCGGGAACAGGTTGAAGGAATACTAACAGCTATCAGTGCTATGCAAGAAAAGCAAGCTAGTGTAGATGATTCTCTTGGGGGCATTAGAAAGGAGTTGGGTTCCACATTACAACAACCTGCTGTGAACCCCATGCCAACACAACCTGTTCAAGATGTACCACAACCTGTTCCAAATGCACCACCACCGGTTCCAGATGTACCACAGCTATAATCAGACGGGACGACGACTAAACAGTTGCAATCATGTCCCATTATCTAGATGAGGTAGCGGAATGTATGAAATCGATGAGGATAAATATTACGAGAACTATTTCGATGTGTTTCACAAGGAGGGTTGGAAACAATTTGTTGAAGAACAACGACAAGCGTTAGAGGAAATTAAGAGCGGGGCATTCAATGGCAACGAAGAAAATTTTTATTTCTACAAAGGACAAGTAGACATCCTTTCAAAAATGATTAACTTTGCTGACATGATAGAAGCGGTGTACGAACAAGAACAAACTAGGATACCTGAACATGATTCTCTATCAATATGAATGTAGACGTTGTGCACACCAGTTTGAAAATTTAACTTCACTATCAGAACGAGATAAACAAATAACTTGTTCTTGTTGTGGAGGTAATGCGAGAAGGATTGTGACCCCTGTCAGATCCCAGTTAGACGGAACAGATGATGCGTTTACCACAGCTGGGGACAGATGGGCAAGGATTCACGAACAAGAAGCAAAACGAGAACCTAGAGATGACTACAGTAACTTGTCTCCTTCACAAGTAAAGTCATTAAAAGGCCATTAACCATAACCGAAAGGCGGGAGGTAAATTATGAGTACGGCAGATCGTATAGTAGATAATCTAGGAGATGAACTTGAAGAAGTTACTGAGAATCCTCAGAACCTTCAAGATAATACGCAACCGAATAACACTTCGAACTTTGTTGTTCCAGATAAATTTAAGGATAAAAACCTTGAAGATATCGTTATGTCTTACCAAAATCTTGAGAAAGATTACGGTAGACAGGGACAAGAGTTAGGAGAACTACGAGGTTTGGCAGACAAGTTGATATCACAGACTACTAATACTAATGTCAGTAATACTCCAACTAAAGCTGATTTTTACGATGATCCCGAATCATATATTTCTCAGGTACTAGAAGAAAAATTAGCTCCTATCGTGGGACGTGTGGGAAACGCTGAACAGCAAAATACTGTTTCTAGATGGAATAGTGAATACCCACAGTGGGGTGACACTGTAAATTCTTCAGATTTTCAACAGTGGGTAGCATCAAGTCAGATTCGTCTTGATTTACAAATTAGGGCTAATCAGGCTGATTATACCGCTGGTAAAGAACTTCTGGAAAATTGGGAAGTCCATAAGAAAGCAACACATGCTGAAGCAAATCTTGCTAATCAGGATAGGGGAAACAGATTGAAAAATGCTTCTACTGAGTCTGGAAGTTCGGGTCAAGGTTCAAGTCAGAAAGTTTACAAAAGGTCTGAGTTAATGAACCTCAGACTAAGCGATCCGGGAAGATATGAAGCTATGGAGTCAGACATTGTGACTGCATATGCTGAAGGCCGGGTCAAATAAAACTCATAATTAGGAGATAAATTATGGCTAACTTTAATGCAGCGAACGCCATTGGTGTTACTGAAGCTGCCAATTTTATCCCCGAACTCTGGTCTGATGAGGTTGTTGCGGCGTACAAGTCGAATCTCGTAATGGGAAATCTTGTTTCACGTATTAACCACAGAGGTAAGAAAGGTGACACTGTTCATATTCCGTCACCAACTCGGGGTACTGCGAGTTCTAAGTCTCATGCTACTCAAGTCACTCTTATCAATAACGTAGAGGGTGTGGTCAATGTAACTATTGATCGTCACTTTGAATACTCTCGTTTGATTGAGGATTTGGCTAATGTGCAGGGTTTGAACTCTCTTCGTAAGTTTTATACTGACGATGCCGGTTATGCGCTTGCTCGCATGGTTGACTGGCACATTCACGTTCAGGGTACTTCTCTACAGGGTGCTACTGAGGACACGTCCTCGGTTGACACTCCGGGTGGAACCTTGACTTATACTAATAGTACTGGTGCTGTTATTGGTTCTGAC